TTTTATTAAACAATATGATACAAACTTTTGAGTCCCTGAATCCAGAGCTTTCTTGAACCATCTCATCTGGTCCATATATTTGACCCTCTGGTTGATGGTCTGACATCCAGCTGACCATGAATTAATGTCCTCTCTGTGGATTTTTATATTCTTCTTACTGAAGTCATAGGTGTTCGAATGAAAGTTGATTCCAAACCATCCCATGTAAGCTCTCCCCAGCTCCTCAGCTTTCCCATCCATGTCATTGTCTCTGTATACCATGACTTGACTCCCCAGCTGTTTCAGACTTGGCATCCTCCCCCTATGGAGACCATATGACCATACTCTGTGATACCACATATCTGATTTTAAAATGGCACAGCCTCTGGAGTTGAATTTTTTGAATCCTCCTTTCAAGATTGTGATTCCAGCGTTTGTGGTTCCAGTCATTACATCAATGAAATCTGTTCCCTCATAGATGTAAAATTTATCATCAAATTTATTGGACAAGTCTGCTGATGACCTCACTCCCAGAATCCATCTTCCCACTGGAAAACCTTTGAAAGAATCTAAGCTTTGAACTTTATCCAGAAGCTCTTTATCTGTGTACTTTCTGACCATTATTTTTCTTTTTTACAATTCCATTTTTTCACCACTGAATAAGCTACAAAAACCAAAATCAAAACAGAGACAATGGATTTGCCAAAGTCTGGCTTTTCCATGAGCTTCTCAATGATTTGAATCTCTTTGTCAAAAGTTGTCTTCTCAATGATGAGAGTATCTGTTTTGTAAATGGTATCAATTATTGTGTGTTTTCCATTTATGGAAGTGTCACAATGTGAACTGATGAAAGTTGAATCATTCATTTTATTTTTTTTTAGTTTTTAACCAGCTGAGAAAATAGTCCCAAGCATCATCAAACATCATGTCAATCTTGTCAGTCAGCTCATTGGCTAACCACCCCACCAAAAAACTCACCAGAATTGTGAGTCTGGGAGTCAATTCATGATAAAAGATTTCAATGACTCCAATCAATGAAAAGCTCAAGATTCCAGCCACTACCATCCCCACCAGAATTGACTGGATTTTTGCTTTCTTTTTAATGCCTTTCATTAAAGCTCCCACCATTCCAATTGACATGGCAATCAAGTCTGTAAATTGTTCAATTCCTTTCATCTCATTAGTTGTAATATGTTCTTTTATTTTTGAATTTGTCTGTCACCAAAGCTGTGACTTTTGCCTTTCTGCTGAAATCATAATATTCAACAGATGGACTCTCAGAGACAATCACTGGAATGTCATTGATTCTATAAGAGTGATTATGAGCATTGTAGTCAGAAATGAAAAGCTCATTTTCACTCAACAGATAAAGCTCCAGAAGAGGCTTTGTGATGCACTCATCAGTAGGCTCAGTGACAATCTCATATGAGTTCAGATTCTCTCTGATGACTCTTTTCATCTCTCTGTTTTGATAGATGATATTGTCTGTCTCCATGTTTGGCTGTCTGTTTCCAATGTAGCCAAAGAATCTGAATGATGACTCAACATCAGCTCCAGAAAAATTGATTCCCTCTTTCTCTTGATAGCCATTAAAAACAGCTCTCACTCTGGCTGTGTTTATTGCATTCTTGATGCTATATGGCTGGAGCTTGTATTTTCCCCAAGATATGTCTCCAGTGATTCCAGAGATGTTGTATGAAATTTTTATTTCATAGCATCCAGCTCCATCACTTGCCAGAACATCACTCCATTTAATTGTGGAATAATAAGCTTCAGAATCATTAGGAAATTGATTTGTCTCTTGTGTATATGTTGTTAAATTTCCAGCCTCATCTCTCAATTGAAAAGTGAAAGTGTCTGACAAGTCTGAGACTTTTATCCATGCTGAAGTGACATCATTTTTCCAGCTATCTCCAGAGCCATCAGCCAAAACTTGATAAACACAACAGCAATCTTTTACACCTCTGTTTTCCTCAACAAAATCTTGAGGAAGCTTGATGGATTTAAAATCATCTTTTGTCCTATCCTCATGACAATTGTCAAAGGAACATTCTGAAAGTCCTAAATCTGAGAAATTGATCGGATTTACAAAGTCCCATGTTCCATCATTTGGAACTCCAAAAGGAGGACATTCTGAAAATGGGACAAGCTTTGTCCCCCAGTCAATTGTGGCTCCATTTGTACCTCCCAGAGTCACACTCATGAGCCATTGTCCACCAACCACTCCCAAGTCATTCCAATAGATGAAAAACACTCTTCCATCAATTGTGAATTCATAATAGTTTGCACCCATATAAATCCCCACTGGAAAAATCTGAATCTCTCCAGCTCCAGAGACATTGGAAACATAATTTAATTTTAAACAACAAGCCATGATTAAAAAGTTTTTCTGAGGTTTGTCATCATTGTTCCCACTGAATTCTGACTTGTAGCTGTTGCCCATTCCCAAGTCACATCCAGCTCATTGTCAATTGTAGTGTCAAAAGTTGTGGAGTTTACTGAGGAGAATGTGGTTCCCTCAAACTGAGTCCCAGAGTTTTGAACATAGATGATTTCTCCCATTGTTATGATTTCAGCCACTCCCAGCGTTCCCACTTGTCTGATGGTGAAGTCCAGCTCAATTTCAAATATTTTGCTGGTCATAGCTGGAAGAGTGATGGTTCCAGTGTCTGCCAAAATCACTGAGCCATTTGACTTGACTCTGATATTAATGTCTGTGTTATTTATGTTTGAGATTTCTCCAGAAATTTTGCAATGGTAGGAACTACCAGCTGAAAATCCATTCGCTGGAACTTGGAGAGTTCCTTGAGCCACAGCTCCATCAAAAAGACTGGTCTCTATTCCAGTTGAGACAATTGGATTTGATTGTCTGGTCATTGAATAGAGTCCAATAAGTCCAGAGGCTGAAGCTTTTATCACAGAGCCTTTCATCTTTGCTGTTTTATACACTGAGCCATCCCAGTAGTCCACATCAAAGAAGTCATCATCTCCCAGAGTGGTTCTGTCTATTGAATAATTGTGAATTTTTTGAGCCATTTTTTTCTTTTTTTAAATTATGATTTTAGTTTGATGTCATCAGTTGTGGTAATTTTTGGAAGTCCAAAAGTGGTCATTTTTGAAATTTCTCCATCAGTACATCCTTTTATTTTTGAAGTGATTTTCACTCCATTTGACAAGTTTATTTTTGAGCTGTCCAGATAACATTCAAGCCTCACAACATCTGGAGAGGGAAGAGTCAAATCACATCTCAAACCAGACAAAGGAGTCAATGGATTGAGATTGCTACCATCAAAATCAATTGCTGTGGAGCTTATCCATCTGGGACTTGATTCAGTTGGTTCAATTGTAATCATTCCCCAGACCTCATCTGGACTCCATGAGCTTCCATCTGCATTGATATGAGTTGCCACAATTCTCATCAGTTCACCCTCAATGATTACACCAACTTGAGTCAAGGGATTGTCCCTCCAGAGCTGAATCTCTTGGATGATATTTGGATTTGAATCATAGTCCATGATTCCAATTTCATCCCTAAACTGATAGAGGTTTTCATTTCTGTCCACTTCCAGATTCAGTCTGAGCCTCCAGTCTCCTTGAGTACCATATGGAACCCAGTTTCTGGTCTGGTCATCTGGATAAAAATCAGCATTAGCTGAAGCTAAATTCAGCCAGTATTCCCATCTATATAGATAGGGATAATAAATTTTTACAGCGTATAATTTCGGAGGAGTTGCAACACTGGAATCATTGACCAGAAAAGCCTCTCTTTTCACTGATGTTGTGGGAAGTGAACTGATGACTGGAGCTGTCAAGTTCAGCACATATTCTCCATTTATTTGAGGGATTCCCACCAGAGAGAAGTTGGTTTGTTCTAAGGTGAAAAACTCTTCTGTCACATAGTTAAAAGCTTGAATTCCTATCCTCACAAATGTGGTGATTTGGTCATCTGTCAAAGCAAAAGCTCCCACAAAAGCAAAGTCATCCTCAACATTTCCAGAGGAGCCAGAAACAGAAACAGCTGGAAGAGAAGTGATGTTTTCAGAGTGGTCAAAATAGTCAGCAAGAATCATGTTCAAATTCTGAGTCACAGCTGGAGCTTTGGAAAGCTGTCCATTGAAAACCAAAACATTGACAGAACCCCATTTCATCCAGACCTTGAAAAATCTGTCTCCATCAGCTCTGGACTCCATGAATGAAGTGAATGACTGATTCGGAGTCATCTCAAAATCAATTGTCCAAATGGTTCCAGCTTGAGAGATGTTGGTGATTTTAAAGTCATATGAAGCACCATCTGGATTGATGCTTGAAGTTCTTGCTGTATTAACCAGAACCACCTCATCTGATGGGATTATCATCGTGATTTCACTCTGGTCACTTGTTTGATTTTTGTAGTAAGAATCATCTGAACTGACATAGGCTGAACCTTGAGCATATTTTGAGGAGCTGGAGTCAATGACAAACTGACCAATGGTCACAGAGTCATATTTTATCTCTGAAATTCCTTGAACCAGAACAGCGTCAATCACTCCAGAATTATAGGCTTGATTAAAGCCTCCAGTGTCAGCATCTTCATTGATGCTGGATTGAGTTTGAGAGAATGGTTCTCCTATCAATGAAGACCAATTAAATTCAATATATGGCTTTAAGCAATTGCCAAAATCAAAGAGGTTTTCATTGTAAATTC